TCCCGCCTTGACTCGGCGCGTATCGTCAACGATACCTCGAACTGTGACAAGGACGTCTACGCGGTGAACTACAACGTGCTCCGCATCGAGAACGGTATGGGTGGTCTTTTATATTCTAACTAAATAATAACTATGTATTTGGAAGTCATCTTCCTCCTCGCCATCGTTTTTGTATTGACGTACGATCCCAAGTCCAGGAGACTCGAAAAGTTTGTTGGACAGACGACGCCCTCTACGGAGAAGTCGTGTCAGCCTACGCATTACGAAGCCGTCCAATTTGCACAGAGTCCCTACGAGTGTCCAGCCTCAGGAAGACCTTCGATGGGTGTAATTACTTAAAAGGGAGGTGCTCTTTATAAGTATAAATGATTCCAATTAACCGTGAGACGATGTTGATCGTCGGTGTGATTATATGTGCCGCCGGTATTATCTTCCTCTTCAACGAACTGAAGAAGACTAAGGAGGAGGTCAACGAATTTAAGGGGTTTTCGGAGCAGGTTGTGAAGCACCTCAATGCACCAGCCCCCAAAATTGAAGAAGTGGAGGAAGAGGAGGTAAAATCCGAGGAATAAACTTGTGCCCCTATTATAACTTGCGAATGCGCAATGAAAAAGTACAAAGCTATTGCAATACCGGTTAGCTTCGTGGACGATAAGCCAAGGTTCCTCACGGTGAGGGATTGGCGATTCAAGGATTGGATTTTCGTCACGGGTGGATGCAGACGGAGGGAGATTCTAAATCCTCTCAGGTGTGCACTTAGGGAGTTGGAGGAGGAAACGAGGGGGGTCGTGTCCCTAAAGAATGGAGAGTACACGGAGTTTAAATTTACAGTCAAGGAGAGTCCCACGGTAGATCTAGAATACAACGTTTACATATTTTTTGTAGATTATAACAGAGCCGAACAACACTCGCAGGTCAAGAAGTTTTACGAAGAGAAGCAGAAGACAAGCCTCAAGAAGTTGATGAACCAGCCCATCAAGAAGACCCACGATGAAAACGATTACATGAGTTATGACACACTAGAGGAATTTAACACACGTAAGCGTTGGAAGCTCATAGTGGATAACGTTTTGAAGAATCCACAGTTTTACGCCTGTATAACTTCTTTGAATAGAAAAACATTTTCTATAAAATAATGAAGTCAAAGGCTTTCATTTTGATGCAGATTGAAGAATTACTGAAAAGTAATAGAGGTCTATGTGAACAGGAGATTAAGGAATGGTTGGAGGAGAATAGAGATAGGACGGTCTATGAACTCCTCACTATAAAGAAGGAACTTTCCGAAACCCAGGAATATCAGGATGTATCCTGTATGAGGTGGTTTAGAGAATAGGGTCTCTACAAAGGTATGTTTAAAAAGTGGTGCATTTCACAAGGGTTTACTAACGCATCCAATATATCACATGTACACATGGACGGTGGTGTCCTCTCAGTACCATTTGATAGATTGAATGAGTTTCATGAAAAGTATGTGGAGGCAGTGAGTTCGGGTGAGAAGTTGTTTATCGTTGAGCAAAAGAGTCCAACCTATAACTTCTTCGTCGACATAGACTACAAGGATGTCGAATCCTTGACGATGGAAGAAATCAAGGACATCTGCAAGGTCATTTGTGACAAGGTCAAGAGACATGGTGGTGAGAACTGTCTCATATCGGTTTCACCTCCCAAACAATGTGGTTCCCTCGTGAAGACTGGGGTTCACCTAAACTGGCCAGGTTTCGTGGTAGACCAGGCGTCCGCGATAGCTCTCAGAGATCATATTTTGGTTGCACTCTCTATAGCTAAGGGTTCCCTAGATTGGAATGAAATCATAGATGCAGCTGTCTATGGTAATGTCCAGAGGGGGACAAAGGGGAGTGGTTTTCGTATGATTTGGTCCCACAAGATGGCCAAGGGGGTGGAACAACTCGCATATCTCCCAGTATTTGTATACACCCACGGACCACTCAGTACCATCCTAAAGATTGATCAGAAACCCGACCTAGAAATCCTAAAGATGTCGGTGGTTCGAACGGACGCTCCCCAGACACATGTGATTGAACCACCCTCTACTACCATTGGGGAGGGGAAATTTACCCGTGAGCAAACGAAGGATGAGGTCCACAACGAAAAATTGAAATACCTGATTGAAAAATTTGTAAATAAGAATTTGGAGGGACAGGGGGGTGCCACGATTACAAAAATATTCAAATACAATCTTTTATATTTAGTTTCAACAAATTCAAAATACTGTGAGAATCTCAAAAGAGATCATGGGTCGAATCATGTATGGTTTATAATCAGTGGACGATATATTCTCCAAAAATGTTTTTGTAGGTGTGAAACTATTTTGGGGAGGAGGGATGGTTTCTGTAAAGACTTTTGTGGTCGTCGTCATGAACTTCCACCTAACATAATTTCTCATCTGTACCCAGATATTTCGGAAGTTAAAAAGTGTAAGGAGATCAAGAAGTTTGTCGAACCCCCTAAAATTGAATCTGGGGGTTTGAACACTTCAATAGAGAAATTTATACAGCTCAATAAGGAGGGTCAAAGTAATACAAAAGTTTTGAGAATAACTTCCAGTACATATGGTTTCAATGTTGTCACCAACTCGGGATACTGTGAAACAATCAAGGGTGTCCACGATGATTCTACAACTATGGTTTACCAAATCAAAAAGAGAAAAGTGATCACCCAGTACTGTCCAAAGTGTAAAGAAACGAAGCGTGTTAGAAAACATGAGTTACATTCTAATATAGTATCTAAACTGTTCTCTAAAGGTACTTAAACAGATATAGCCTAAATACATTAAATGCCCACTGTTACGACACGCTCAGGAAGAAAGATTAAAAAACCAGAAAACTTCGTACCCACCGAACAAAACGTTGAAGATGATTTTGGTGACGATGAACACGATTCTGAATTTGATTCGGACATTGATACATCAGACGAGGAAGACTTTAGTTCGGAAGATGATGAGAGTGACATGGACGAAAATGGAAATCTAAAGGATTTTGTGGTAGATAGTGAAAGTGAGAGTGAGGAAGAATAAGCTTAAAAAAATAGAGTACAGTATTAGAAATGGAAACTGATATAGGAAATCCAATTGATTACAATCCTAACGTCGACCCCCTTATGCAGGAAAAGGTTGATGAACCCCCACCTCAAGAGGAACAACCATACTACTTCCAGCAACCCGAAATGAACTACTCCCCACAACCTGAAAAGACTGACTTTTTTTCGTCTGTAGACAAGTCCACTTGGATTGTAGCGTTCGCCGTATTTTTACTTGGTTTCTTCATGGGTAAGACCATGCAACCTGTCATCCTCAGATACAACTAAATCTTACTTCTCAAATCCTTTTCGATTTGAGCAATAAGGTTATTTACCCATTTATTTTTTTATATATTTATGCAGAGGACTCCTCAGGCTCCTCCTCCTCCTCCTCGACTGTGTCGAGGGCCTCTTCAGCCTCTCTCTGTTTACGACGTTCCTCAATCTCAGTGGCGACGATCGTATCGGCTTCCTTGACGAGCTCTTCCATCGGGGCATCGGGCTTTTCCTTCTTGAGCTTCTCTAGAACCTCCGCTGGGTGGCTAATTGGTGCCTCGTCTGGTTTGGTGTAGAACTTTGAGTTCTCATCACCTGGAGTGTAACCAGTCTTGGTATCCATCATACCCTGTTTACGCTCTTGGAACATCCTCGCAGCTTGGGACTGGTTCTCCTTGTAGCCAGTCATAATCTCTTCGAGTTTATCGTTCGTGTAGTGTACGTCCTCAATCTTGGAGGAATCTGGTGGGATGAGGAGCCACTTGTACATATCCACAACGTAGATGTCAAAGGTGGCATCCTCCTTCTGAAGACGCTTGGCGTGGTTCGCCGCCTCATCACGGGTTGCAAAGGCACCTCGAAGCTTGATGCCAAACTTATCAGTCTTTTGGGGACACTCTGGACCAACGATCGAGATGCACGCAAAGACCTGACCGGGGACGGTTGTATAATCCTGTTCGAGAGACATTATATTCTTAAAGTGCACTAAAACTTTAAGCTTACTTAAAAGGGTGAAACCTATATGTATATATGCACCAATTTTGGGATACACAGCCAGTGCCTAGGGAGGGGGTGGCACCTGGTGAAATTGAAGGGGGTAGGGAATGTAAGTCTGAACCACCCCCCCTCCCGGATGGTTTTATGTGGTCACAGAGTACATTGGATGAGACGCACCTATTTTTATCAAACTACTACGTTTCAAATGATACTTTCAGACTTACCTACACTAGGGATACTTTGAAGTGGGCTATTCAGGATCATGTCGCCATTCGTAAAAGGGACACCAGTGAACTTGTTGGGTACATATCGAGTGCCCCCCTGGATGTGCGGGTTGAGGGGGAGACCAGGAAGATGGTGCAAATAAACTTTCTATGCATCCACCCCTCCTTGAGGTCTATGCGTCTGGCACCCATCCTGATTGGTGAAATTAGGAGACGTGCAAATATTCTAGGAATTTGGCAGGCCATGTATACCGGGGTTTCTAGGATACCCACACCCATCGCCAAGGCGAACTATTGGCATAGATTCTTGGACGTCAAGAAACTTATAAAGTTGGGGTTCCATGAAACAAATCGTCCTAGGGAAAACTATTACGAAGTTCGGGGTCCATGTAAGTATTCATGGAGGAAGATGACCTCTAGGGATGTCCCTAGGGTGACCCACATTCTCAGAGAGTACACCAAGAATTTCAAAATTGCCCCAGTCATAACGAAAGACTATGTCAAACGATGGGTCCTACCAACCCACGCCTACGTGAATGATCAAAGTGATACCTTCATCTCTCTATACGACATTCCCTACGAACGCAATGATGGAGAGGGTACGGTGAACCAGGCCTACCGGTTCTACCTAGTTGGTGATGTTTTCAATGACGCCTTCCTCATAGCGAAGAATTTGGGGTACGATGTTCTAAACACACTCAATGTGGGTGTAGGTAGTAAGTACCTAGAGGACCTCAAATTCATGCCCGGTTCGGGTCACGTGTACTACTATTTGTTTAATTGGAACCTAAGTGAATCAATTGAAACAGAAAGTATATCCCTCATTTTACCATAATGAGGACTGGTGGTACAGGTGGTGCGAACACGAACAGAACGGGTCTTAAATTCGAGAATTGTCTTCGACGCCATCAAAACGGTAGAACATATATCATTAATGATATAACTTTTTTGTATTTAGAGAAAGGTAGACTTGCAAGGCATCTTCCTGAACATGAATATGAAAGAAATCTCCAACCCGATGCCGCATACATAAATGAAGAAACAAAAACAATTTTTATATTTGAATATAAAAATCAGACTGTTCCGGGCTCGACCGACGAAAAAATTCAAACTGGTCCAGTTAAACTTAAGAAGTATGAAAAGAGATATCCGGGTTATACATTCTATTTTGCATATATCTTGAGTGAATGGTGGTATAATCGGGAATGCTACAGAGATGATATTGAAATTTTGAAAGAATGTGATATTGAAATCTTTTGGGGAAATACAAAAAATGATGTCCGCGCGGGAACGATAATGACTAAGATATATCCTCGAGAGTACGAAACGGATTTCGATCTTATCGATTCATGGATGACGAGACAAGTACTTCAGTCGTCCTAGATTCTGGGTTCTTACTGTTGATGGCTCGACGTGCTTCTAGTTCCTTAATTTTGTAATCTGAAAATGTGTTCACAACTAAATCAACCTTTGCGTTGCTCATCACAAAGTCTACACCAGATTTCTTGGTGAGTTCGAAAAGTTCCTCATGATCCTTCAACCCAAACCCATCTTTGGTGTAGCCCACGAAGGATGTTTTCGTCTCAGGTGCGTAAGGTGGATCCAGGTAGGTAAAGTCTCCACGCCCCATATTTTCAAAAGCCTCTCTAAAATCACACTGTCTAAATTCAACATCCTTGATGAGTTCACTCACTTCGGTCAGCTCCTCTAGGGTAATTTGGGCAGGTGTGGTTTTATAATGACCGTAAGGTACGTTGAATCCATTTGGTCCCTCCCTGTACACACCCCTAAAGCACATCTTGTTGAGGAATATAAACATCGCTGAACGTTGGGGTGTCTCCACCTTTTCTGTATTGAATCTCTGTCTTACCCAGTAGTAGTAATTCTCCTTGGATTCCTTGGCTTCCTCCAGGGTTTGGGGTTTTCTATTCACCACCAATCCAGAACAACCTTCATATTCTTCGTACAACTTCGTGAGGTGGGTGTGGACCTCTGTGGGGGTGGATTGGATATTCTTGTACAATGCGATGAGTGACCCATTTAGATCGTATGCAAATACTTTACCGTGGACGAGACCCCTCGAAAGTACAGATAGCAGAACACTCCCACCACCCACAAAGACTTCATGATAGTTTGTAATATTTGAAGGAAATAAACCTAAGACGTCTTCAATAATTTGAGTTTTACCACCAACCCATTTAATAAACGGTTTCATATTCTAATTTCAAATTAAAGTTTTAAGCCGTTAATTGAATATGGAAGAGATTCGTCGGAACCACAATGATGCCAAGAGGTCCCTGATACAGTCTGTCGCTCAGAAGGGGCAGTGTATTCTGGATGTTGGGTGTGGTTTTGGTGGTGATCTTCAAAAATGGCATAAGTGTGGGGTCAATATAAACATGTGTGACCCAGAGCCATCGGCCCTAGTGGAGGCTAGATCTAGGGCGAAAAATATGCACCTACGGGTGAACTTCTACGAGGGTGACATACACCAGTGCCCGAATAGAAAGTTCGATGTGGTGTGTTTCAACTTTTCTTTACACTACATCTACAAGACGAGGGAATTCTTCTTCAGTTCTCTACGGGAAATCAAGAAGCGTATAAAACCAGGTGGAAAATTGATAGGTATCATCCCAGACTCTGAGAAGATTGTGTTTAGGACACCTTACCGGGATGGGGATGGGAACTACTTTCTAACACGCGGTGGGTATGGAGAATATGGTGAGAAGATGTTTGTACACTTGGTGGATACCCCATACTATGCAGATGGTCCAAAACCGGAGCCTATATGCTACAAAGATCGCCTTGTCACGAGTTTAGAGGAGATGGGATTTAGACTAGAACTTTGGGAGGGTTTGGAGGGAAACCCAATCTCAGAGTTCTATAGTAAATTTATCTTTGTTTATAAGAGATGATAGCGTTTATTGCATTGATACTCATCAACCTTCTAATACTCCAGAAGACAAGTGAACCTCGGGAGTTTAAGGAGGTCAAGGAGAAGTATCGTATTCTCAGGGAGCACCTTGAAGATACCAACAATGAAAAGTTCCACATGTTGGTGCGTCATGTCCCAGTCACAGGATATACACGTATGAAGGATACAGTGGGCTACAATACAAACAAGGGTGGTGAGATTGTGGTGTGCCTCAAGGGAAATTCCAATGAGATTTTCCATGTACTCATCCATGAGTTGGCTCACTGTACGGTCAAGGAATATTCCCACTCTCCAGAATTTTGGAAGAACTACACAGAACTTAGGGACATGTGTGTGGAGTTGGGTATATACGAAAAGATACCAGAGAAGACAAAGTTCTGTGGTCAGCACATTCAGGATAAATAATCTTGGGATACATTAAATGAAAACACCCGTGAGTGTTTTAGTTTCAGTCATAGCATATTGGTTGGCTATATTTGGTGTGATGTTGGTACCAACATTCACTAATATATACTGGTTCAACCTTATCTGGTTAACTATGGTTATACCAAATGTTCTCCGTCTCATCGTGAACACGATTCCCCGCCTCGCGGTTGACCGTATCTTCTTCTTCGCGACGACTATGTTGTCTATGATAGCCATGTATTTCATTAACCGGATTTGGGACAAGTCCAAGTCGGCTGTGGAATCTACCCAAGATGACAGGAAAAAGAAGCAGATTTTAACCTTCTTGTTGATGTCGACTTTCGCCGGTGGCGCTCTTATAACATATTTTGCGGGTATTGATAATTCCATCTACAGTAACCTGGGATGGGAACGTTAAGGCTTAACTATGTAGTCCTTCACAAAGTAAAAAACGACGGCCGCCACCACACCAGTGGAGGCGAGACCAACCATACTTCTACCCCCCTGTTCGTTAAGGAACTTGGGGATAGAGGTCGCCAACTTATCTTGGACTGGTTTGCTAATAGCGAGGGCGGTGCATGCCGCGACGATGGCGGCGGTCATTTGATCATCAGTGAGGTTGAGGGGATTCTTGCTTTCCACCTTGGTCTCTGCGGGTGGAGCATAGCTTCCCTGTGGTTGGGGGGCTGTCATTTGGGGCATCATACCCTGCATTCGGGGTTCGTCGGTCATCATTGGGGGTTCCATCATGATGTCGTTGATTGGTGTAGAATCCATCGTCTCTTTATTTCCCTGGATATTATTTTCAGGGTGATTGTTCACGAATGTTGTAGTTGGGTTGGTGTTCAGGGGTACCATACCATCGCCATTATCAGACAAATTCAATGTATTCACTTGGGGAGAAGCCATTTAACTATACTCTATGTTTTTTGAGAAAAATGAAAACGCAATTATTTCCTCTTCGTGATCGTTAGGGCTGTCTTCTTGGTGGCCTTTTTGGCGTCCTCTTCCTTCTGCTCAAGGTGCCGGGGGTTATACATCTTCTTGTGGAGTCTCCAGAGCTCTGGTCCTCCAACCCTGAAGTTCTTCCTGAGTGTTGCCTTATACCAGAATACACAATCCTGTATCCTGTTAGATTTCACGGTATTGTCTAACACGAGGCACTCGTAATTTTCTGTGCACGCGTCCATAACCTTACAGAACATATCAAAGGAGGGGAAGATACCAAAGAAGGACTTGTACAACTTTTCTCTATTTTGAATGATGTTTTCCCTGAGGATGAAGACATAGTCTACATTGGCGCGAAGTGCTGGTGGGAGGTCCATCACGTACTGCATCGTCAACATGAAGAATATCTTCCAGTGGCGTCCATTCATAAAACACTGGCGGATACAGGTATCCTTTAGAAATTTGGGGTCATACATACAGTCATCTAGGAGCATGAAGGCTCCGCAGTTTTGTTTACCAGCACCCACCAATTTTCTCTGCCTCGCCATGACCCTCTCTATAGCATCTCTATCATAATCACCGTACACGAAGAGATCTGGAATGAATTCGGAGTAAAAGTGGTTACCCTCCTCCGTCCCCGAGAGGACAATCCCCGCTGGAAGGTGTTTTTTATGGTACATGATATCTTTTACTAAGGTTGATTTACCTGTATTCCGCTTACCTATGAACACACAAACCCGATCGTCAGTTATACTTTCAGGTTTGAATTTCTTCAATTGAAGGTTCATTCTAATGTAGTGTCTCGTTTTATTTCACAAAATTTTACTCATATAGAGTAGGAATGTCTGGTCGACTGAGGCTTGCCGCCACCGGAGTCCAGGACCAATGGCTCACAGGTGAACCACAATTTTCATACTTCCTGATGAATTTCAAGAGGCACACTAAGTTTTCAATTGACATTTTAGAAAATCAATTCGATGGTGATATCCAATTTGGAAGTACTGTGGAGTGTAGAATACCCGTGGATAAGGGGGACCTCATTCGCAATATGACCCTAAAGATAAACCTGACTGATCCAGTTCCTGATATTCCCGGACTCAACGATACAGTTTGGTGTCCATCTGTGATTACACATCTCATTGAATATGCGGAACTCTTGATTGGGGGTCAGCCAATTGAGAGACTTACGGGTGAATATATATACATACACCAACAACTCAATAATACCAGTGATGATATCGCTCAGACTCTATATTTTCTAAATGGTCATGGAAACATATTGAGTTACCAAGGGGGGTACACCTACTTTTTGGATCTCCCATTTTACTTTTACAGAAATCCAACCCTGGCTATACCTGCGTGTGCTCTAACTAAACAGATTGTTGAGGTGAGAATCAAAATACGGCCGATTGGGGAAATGATTTACGGTGGTAAGGGATTGTACGGACCATCATACGACGATGACATATCGGGACAGATTACGAAGATGTCTATAGACACTGATTATGTGTATCTATCTGAGGAGGAGCGAGGATTTCTCATGTCGAGACCAATTGATTATGTTATTACCCAACTTCAGTTATCTCAATTTAAAATGAAACTTGGGGATAATAAAAAGTCTGTGATGTTAAACTTTCAACACCCAGTCAAGGAATTATACTTTGTTTCACAATCGGAAGAATCTGTTCAAAATAATTACCCAAATGAATACAACACCATAACAAATGTGAAACTTCAATTCAACAATGAAACAGTTTTCAATAGGAATACAAAGTTTTTGGGTTATGAGCAACCCCTAAAGCATCACCTTAACTCCCCACAGATAGATATAATTGCCCTGAGTTCCCCCTTTAGTAACAGTGTGTACCACTTTGGACCAGCTTCATTTGGAATGTATTCATTTTCACTTAAACCGGAGGTACACTATCCAACTGGGCAGGTCAACATGAGTCGTATTACCCACAAGATGTTGACAATGGAAATAGATCCCATAAATACTATAGATGACAATAATACCCGTATATATGCAGTTAATTACAATGTTCTGAGGTTTGAAAGTGGTTTAGCTGGATTAAAATTTTAGGTAGATATAGTAGTAATGGCTGGTCGTGTCCAACTTTTGGCTTCTGGACCCCAAGAGCAGTTCTTCACAGACAATCCAGACTACAGTCATTTTTTGGAAAGTTTCAAGAAGCATTCAAACTTTTCCCAACAGTACGTGGATTTAGATCCAGAGAATCAGGTTGATTTTGGTAAGACTGTGAGGTTCAAAATTTCTCAAAACCAAGGTGACCTGTTGAAGACTGTGAGTTTGAAATGTAAACTCCCAAACCTCGACAACATTATGAGATACATCGAATCTGTCGGTCACGCTCTCATTGAGTATGTAGACCTCATCATAGGTGGGAAAATTGTTCAACGTCTCACGAGTGATTATCTTCAAATTTATTCGGAGCACTACGTCACCCAAACGAAGCAGGACGCATTGGAACAATTGATTGGTAAATACCCACTAAGGACTTCTTCAGTCGCCGTATCCAATCCGGGGATCATCACCCATAATGGACTTGGTAGCAAAGTTGAGGACTTTTTCATCGACATACCCTTTTACTTTTACAAACACCCAGAACTTGCTGTACCCCTGTGTGCAATCACCAAACAGGAGGTTGAGGTGGAATTCAAATTGAGGAATGTCCAAGATTTGGTGGTAAGGGGGGGTACTGGGAACTATCAAACTTTACAGGAGGACGTTAAAATCCTAGAATTTCAATTATGTGCAGAGGTTGTTCACCTGGATTGTGTAGAAAGGTTTAAAATTCAGGGAACGAGGAGGGACTATCTCATCACCCAAATTCAACAAGATATATTTGAGATTGGGGTGGGTGTAAATACGAGTAGGTTCAAGTTGGATTTTGTAAATCCGGTGAAGGAGTTGTATTTTGTGATCCAACGTCGGGGCACCAGGGGTGATGGTGTGAGTGCTGGTAATTTTGTGACACCTTTCGACTATGACAACACCTCTGTTTCACAGGATGGTAAGTATATACTGTATGAAAACTTGGATTACCTGACACTCAGTTTGGATGGTCAGGACATCATTACTAAGGACACCGGGAATGTGATTTTCCTAAAGGCTATCCAGGCTGCTATTCACCATTCGAAGACCCAACTTATCAGGCGATTCTATTCCTACAGTTTCGCACTTCAGCCAGAAGAATGGTATCCAACGGGGCAGGTAAATTTCAGTCTCGTAAAAGAGCAAATTGTAAACCTAAGTCTGACATCGTGCCCCGATTTTAGCAGACAATTTCGTGTCTACGCCGAGAGCTATAACGTTCTTAGAGTACACGAGGGAATTGCACAAACTCTTTTTGATACTAAACACTAAATATGAACATGCAAACTGGATTCGGTGACGCGGGGGATACCCAAGCAACCAACTACATGAACACGATGATTGACATCATGATGCCTGTTATGGAGAAAAGTATGATTTTGGCCGCTGAATATTGTAAGGCTTGTGGAAGAGATGTAATTCTTCCAGAAGACATGGAATATGCATCCAAATACTGTGCTATGAATACAGTTGGCCAGACGATTGGCTCCATTTTCCCAGAGGTGTACGACGATGAGGAATCGGAGGATGAAGACGAAATTGAAGAAGTTGCAGAAGACGAATGCCCGACCTTTGTTAGGTACTCGGGGAGTGACCCCAAATTTATCCAGATGAATGAAGCCTATGACCGTTGGCACAGCTGGGAACCCCAGAGTCCGGCAGAACAGATGTTAAAAAATGCTCTTAATAGTAATGAGCACATGGGAGCCTGATTCTTGGACATTTTTGGGTGACAAACTACAATCTTGTGATCTGGAGACGAGCTCTAGTGAATCTTCGGATGATGAACCGATTTTTACAAAAACAAAAACACTCAGGAAAACGAAGTACAAAAAATTGGAAAAGGAGGACTTACTCCCAGAATAATTTTCCTCAACTATAGTATAAAACTTACACAATGGCTGGCGTTATCGATACCGCTATGGACACTGTCACCCTCGTCGCGGCTGAGCTTGAGACTCAGTCCCTCAACTCCGTGGT